TGAACGTTTAGATTCGTCTGAGATTGTTGTAAATACTCAAAAGTCATCAATCATTGCCTACATTGACGAAGACGATAAATCACCTCGTATTGCCCTGAATGGTCTTATGATTGACTTAAATGGTGCTGTAACTGCAGATAACATTACTGCAAATAAGATTCGACTGACTCCTGCTGTAGACCTGAGTGCTTCTTCTACTGAACACAACTTCCAAATTGGAGAAAGCAACGGCCTCAACCTTAGAATTGATAACAATGAAATTGAGGACCTCAATAACGGGGTTGGAGCAAACCTAAACTTAAATGGTGCTGGCAGCGGGACTGTTGTATTTGGTGGTCTACTTGACTCAAACGACACCTATGCCAACGACATCACAACCACCCGTCGAGCCATGTGGATCTCGTCCGCTGGAGTCATGGGTTACGCATCTTCAAGCCGCACCAAGAAGCAGGACATTGTTTCGGCAAACATTGACATAAACTCTGTTTTGTCAGTAGAACCTAAACAGTTTAGATATATCAAAGCCGTCGAGCAGTTTGGAAATGACGCCCCTATTGAGCTAGGTATGATTGCTGAAGACCTACATGATGCCGGGCTTACCCACTTTGTGGACTATGGTCCAGACGGAGACATTCAGGGTATCCACTACAGCACCTATGTAGTTGCACTACAGGCCGTAGTTAGGGACTTAGCCGCTCGTATTGCTAGATTAGAGAACGAATAAAAATAGACTGAAAAGATAAATTTTCAGCCTATTTTAGTGAACCGACTACCTCTTGAGTTTGCAGTATGCTGTGGCTTTGTAGTCATACCCGTCTTCAAGATCCGCGTTAGAGATTTCTACCTCCATGTCGACATACTCCGAGATGTCTCCGATAAAGCTCTCGTCAATCTCTAGGTAGTTCATCAAAGAGTTTTTTATCTTTCTTAGAACTTCCGAGTGAGTGTCACCGAAGACTACAATGTCTAGTTTGACACGTGTCATTAACGAATCCTCTTCTCTAGCTTCTCTGGGGTGTAGTGAGTTCCGTCAAGCTTAGGTTCTTTTTCGTCTGTTGATTTGAAGATGATGTCTCCGGATCGAATAGCCACCACGATACCCTTGCGGCCGTTGTGCAGGTGGCCAACTTCTGTCATATCAAAGGCATTGTGAGCAACTCGAACTACGTCGCCAACAACTATCTGACCGCGCCGGGCCGGTACCCAGACCTCGTCTTTGTTTACTTCGATTAGGGAGTGGCCTAAACCGACCTTAGATAGGATATCTAGAACGTCTTTAGATTGGGCTGGATCCATCTCAATCTCTTCCCAGGTTTTAAGCATCTTTAGTACGGCTTTTCCTGTACCGACTCGGATCTTTGCGTCTGCAAACTGCTCCTTGACCCATTCGTAGTTGATTTTACGCATTATTTTCCTTCCACCTGAGAGATGTTAAGTAGGCTCTCTAGGTATTTGATAGATTCTTGTTTATTTGGGGTGTTGTTTAGATATTCTGCCTTTTGTCTGGCAGATAGTTCTGCCTTCTGTAAGTCAGTGAAGTCTTCAATGGTGTGTGCCAAGTGTGACCATGGCTCTCCTAGAACTGTTGTTTCTTTCCAGGACGTATAGATTGGGACGCCTGCGTTCAGAGCCTGAGCATATCGGTAGCTCCACCAGCTACCATCGTTTTTATGGGTGGTTATGATTGCTCCAGCAGACTGAAGCATCTGACCGTAAACCTGATCGTCAGTCTCCCCTTTATTCCATTTCATTGGGTCTGTCTGGTAGCGAAGAGTTTCAACTAGTTTTTTAGTATCTCTAGTGGCAAATGAGTCCACTACCCATTTATCGAATCTCTCGCCGTGGGCAGTCTCTTCAGAAATCAGGTGTGCATCCAAAGAGATTCCGCTAAATTTAGGGACGTCTACAGTTATCTTTTCTCTGGCTTGTTCATCCGTCTTCCACGGTAGGCCTGGGTAGATTGTTTGAGGCCACTCTTTTGTAGCCAAGTTATTGACAGCTGTCGCAATTCGTGCCGACAGTGCGACATTTGAGACTACCTCTTTGTATCCTTTTCTGTAGGAGTAGAACTCCTTCATCAAGGCGGTTGGTGTTTTGTCTATAGACTTCAAGCTGGCGCACATCTGGGCCATACCCGGTGCGTCAACAAAAAGCCTGAGCTTGTCTGATCCCCAGAGTAGCCCTACAATATTTAGGGCACCATAGACTCGGTTAGCCGACAAGCTAGTGATTGGGCCTATGCCCACCAATACGGAGTCGTACTGGTCAAAAAAATCTTGAGAGACGTCTAGGCTTGGGTCTGCCCAAGTTACGTCATGTCCTGCAGTAGTTAGGGCTTTGTGCAGCGCTCCAGCGAATGCAAAGTTGCGCGTGTTAGATCTTTGTGAAGCCTGAGGGGCTGTCATGCCTGTTAAATATATCTTTGCCATATTTTTCTTTCTTGAGTAAGGGGGCACCGTTTTCACGATGCCCCCTATTTGCTTCCGGTCTGGGGTTAGAACGGAGCGTCAGCTGGTGCTGCAGGAGCCGGAGCCGGAGCCGGGGCTGGAGCCGGAGCAGCAGCTACTGGAGCTGGAGCTGGGGCTGGAGCCGGGGCTGGAGCCGGAGCTGCGGCAGCCGGAGCTGGCATCTCATATGGCGTTGCTGGTGTTACAGGGGTAGCACCGGTACCGCTGTAGTAGCGGCTGATCTTGTTCTTCTTTGCTCCCTGGTAGAGCTCAGAAGCGATCTGTGCGCGGAACGTGCGGCCCGCTAGGCTTGCTTCGATCTGCGCGTTTGATGGGTTGTTGTTTGTGAAGAACTCACGAGGGATACCCAGTGCACTCATCTTTGAGAAGAAAATACCTAGGGCATTCTTGTTCTCAGGGGAGATGGTGATGTTGTCCCAGATGAAGCGGTTGGCGTACGGGCCGCTAACGACCTGTGCCTTGAGCTTAAACATGGTTTTACCCGTGCTTGTGGTACCTGCTGGTGCTTCTACAACCTTTAGGTCGTAGTCACCGTCTGGTAGTGGTTCGAAATTGCCGGTGGCCTCGCCGGCATCTTTTACTAAATCGGCCCAGTTAAGAGAACTCATAGCTGTTTTTTATTTTTCCTATTCTAGAGGGGGTTATGCCGAAGCCTGGGTAGACTTCTTTTTGGTTTCGGTCTTTTCACCGAAGATGATGTCAAGCATGCGCTCTACACCAAGGTTTTCCTGCTCAACAATCGCACCTAGGCGACCCTGAACACGCTCTCCTGCTTCTACCTTGTCGGTACGCTCCACATACATACGACGTGCTCGGTAAGGCAGTTGAGTTGGATCTGGGTTTGGAATAGTCTCGTTAGAGATGTATCCAAGTACATCGTAGAAGTACGGGGCCTGGACCGCAAGCTGACCCTGTAGGTAGGGGTGCATGAGGTCATCCTGACCGCGCTTGGCCATAGCGGTGAGCACAACTGCCTCGAGAGGCTGGGTTGGGTGCATCGTTAGGTCGCGTAGGTCGCGTAGAAGCGCGCCCATGTGGCGAAGTAGCTCGCCCCACTGCTGCATCTTCATCTGCTCGGTGCCTGCAATGTTGTCCATACACTTAACCTGAAGCTCCGAGATGGAGTCAATGATTAGTGACTTGAACTGGTGCTTGCCGCTCTGAAGCCACTGGAATGCCTTCAAAACAACATCGTAGTCGCGAACTTGCACAACTACTGTGTCCCATGTGCCGTCAGCCACTGGTGGCTCTTCGCGCATTGGGTCCCAATACCGAACGTTGATTGGGAGGAAGCGGTGGCCGCCTTCCACGTCTAGCATTAGTCGGGGATATGGAGCTGTGACAGCAAAAGTTGATTTACCAACCTTTGACTCGCCATAGACCATAAGGGTTAGAGAACGCTGTACATCTGACATGCTTACTCTGTTCCTTTCTTCTCTTCGTCTTTACCGTAGTAACCGTATGGGTCGGATACCACATACAGCTGCTCAATAGCCGCCTCAGCCGCGCTACCGTCGTCAATCATCGGACAGATAGTATAGAACTGACACTTCCATTTGCAGTCTTTGTTTGGGCTTGGGTAAGCCACAAAGTTTGGGTCTGAACCTACGTCAAGAGCTTTCTTGACGTTCATCAGATCACTAATCGTACCATGAATACGCTGCCAAAACGAGCGCATTGTGAAAATATTGTGACGAACTTCGATTTGTTCGTAGAACGGTGGACGTGCGTTAGCTGTACGCTTTACCTTTTTTAGCATGGTAAAGATGCCGCCCTCGGAGCGTTCGCCGGGTTCCTTGTTCTGTGCAGACTCTAGGAGCATGTAGGTAAGGATCTGCTCGTTCATCTGAGCCTGGTTGGCAAAGTCCGAGAACGAGCCACCCACAGTCTTGAAGTCGCGGAACATGCGTACGCCATCGTTCTTGCGGCGGACACGCATGTCTAGCTTACCCTGAAGAATAACTTCTCCATCGAAGAGTGGCATCTGGATAATCTCTTCGTTAGAGATCTTCTCTAGGTTAGAGTCAATACCTTCTTCGTCCATCCACTCGAGGTAGCCTTCAAGCATGATGCGACCTAGCTCTGCCTCAGACTCTAGGTCCGTGGTGTCGCGGTAGTCAGCGACTAGCTTAGCCATGTCTTCGGCTACAAGTGTAGCGTGAGCCTCTAGCAAACCGATTTCGCCATCAGACGAGTAGTAACGGTCTAGAGCCTCGTGGATGCGGGAACCAAGAGCTAGGGCTCCAGTAAACTGAGTCTGCTTTGGCTGTAGACGTCGGTAGTAGTTGAGCCACCACTTACGTCGGCAATCCTTAAACACCTGGATTTCCGAGTTGGAGAGTGTGTAAGGTGTTTTTACTTCTGGTGTCGTTTCGTCGTTCATATTTAGAGCTTACCAGCCTTATCGTCTTTTAGCAACTCTAACAGTTTATCTTTGTCTTTGACAATCTGCTCGAAGTTGTCTGCCTTTGTTTCCAGTACCTGAAGAACACGTTCTTCAATGGTACCTTCGGTCACGTAGTCCATGATAATCACAGAGTCGTGGATCTCAGAACCGATTCGGTGAATACGGTCTAGAGCTTGTTTGTGGTCAACTAGCGACCACGGGCGCTGAAGCATCACTAGGCGACGTCCGGCGGTAAGGGTCACACCTACACCACCAGCCTGCACCGTGAACAGGATCCACTTGGTCTTGCCAGACTGGAAGTCGTCAATGGCCTTCTGACGCTGGTCCTCATTCTGGGCACCAGTGATTAGGCCGTGAGCAATTCCCTCCTTGGTCAAACGTGCGCTAAGAAGTTCGATTAGCTGACGGGACACAGCGGCTACCGCTACTGAGTCGTCTCCAAAGTCGCCGCTCTTAATATCATCCATTAGAGCATCTACTTTACACGATGGCTCTGCTAATAGCACAACCTCTTCTCCAGTAGTTTCGTCTACAGTGATTTCTGCAAAAGAGCTAGCAAACTGGTGTAGACGAGTTGTCTGAGTTAGAACGCTTGGTGCCACCACTGCCCCACCGCCACCTTCAAGCTCTGCAATCATGTTGTCGCGCATGTCCTTGTAAGCTTTTGCCTGCTTTGCTGACATCTCGACGTCGCGACGTTCAAACATCATCTCAGGTAGCCAAGGAAGTACGCGTGACTTAAGCATGCGGCGCATGCGTGGGTTTACAGTTGCGTGGAACTCTGCTTCCATATGCGGCTTTAGTCCTAGAACCATCATGCCACCGAAAGCGTTGAGCATCGTGTTTACCATGCGGTCAATCCACTTAGTCTTGCTAGGCCACTCTTCTGGCGAAAGCCAGTGCAGGATTGCCCACATATCAAGCACGTCATTTGCAATAGGGGTACCGGTCAATGCAAAGCGAATGTCTGCGTCTCCGGTGGCGGCCCATAGAGCGCGGCTCTGCTTAGACTTAGGGTCCTTTGAGCGGTGCATCTCGTCAGCAATGACGGCCTTAAAGTCAATATTGTTAAGTTCTCGCGGGTGTACCTCGCAGCGGGTCTCGGTTACGCGGTCGTCTAATCCACCGCAGGCTGAGCAGCGTGCTAGTGCAATAGAGCCATAAGGCGATAGTCGAGAGTGTGAGCGTAGAGATTCCCAGTTTATTGCGTAAACATCGGCTTCTTCTTCAAACTGCTTACGACGCTGAGTAGCGGTTCCCTTGATAACCTGGACGCGTACGCCTGGCCACCACTTCTCAAACTCGCGCTTCCAGTTCTTTTTCAAAGTGTTAGGGCAAACGACTAGTGCTGGAAATGGTTCTCCGCCATCGTCCTGAATTTTTTTAAGGGCGCGGATAGCCTGGGCAGTCTTGCCAAGACCGGGCTCATCGGCTAGTAGAGCGCGGCGTGCGGTTGCTAGGTACTTAACTCCAGCGCGTTGGTGAGGGAATAGGTCTTCATCGCCTTCTCCGTCTGGAAGAATCTCTAGGTCGCGAAGAGCGTTGCTTGGGTCTACTCGGTTGGTGCGTTCTGCGCTGGCCCATGCGGTAAGGGCATCGCCTAGAACTAGGTCTTCTTTAAACGTTGAGCGTAAAGCTAGACAGGATGTCCACGACGCTGGGACCTTCCAAAGTTGGGATTTTCCGTCATAAGACGAGCCAGGTAGGCTTTTGCACAGTTCTTTGTAACGCCAGTCAGCGTTAATAAAGATGTATTTGCCGGTTTCGTCCAGCTCTACTCCTACTGCCATGTTGTTGTTCCTTTCGTCTCTAAATAGATACTATCACATTTTAGGAAATATTATTAGCAAAAAGCTATAGTATCTCGACTATTTTAAAAGTTTTAGTGGTTTCCAGCCACTTTTGACCAATCTTAGCAGGCCATGTCGGATGCTGTCAAGTGCGTGCCCCTCGCCTCCGCGATGCCAGTAATCAAGGATTCTAATCTTTTCATTAGTGAACATTGCTTTTGCGTCGGCTGGAGATTGGAAAAAGATTTCTTCGGGAGATCGTCCATTGTCCATAATAATCTGCTTTAGGATTCCAATCTGCTCCAGCGAATACGGAGCCTGCGAGTTGCGAACGGTCTGAGCGTTGATGGTGAATCGCTCGCACACAACTTCAAGCTTTACCCCGTGCGACTGGGAGAATCTGAAAGCGTCTCGAATAGGCTGAGCGTACTCGTGCTGCTGATACTCTCCGGACCAAAGCATCGTTGGGTCCTCTTTACCGTCCCACGTGAAGTAGCACATGCCGGTGGCTTTTCCTGGGTCTACTGCTAAAATGTGTCGCATTAGTACTTTGCTCCCCAGTTCTCTAGAGGTCCGTCAACATCAGCGGTAAGAGGCACTGACCAGCCATCGCGGGTGGTCATACACTCGCGTACGATCTGTTGGATCTCGGCCGCATCTTCGCGAGGTGCGTTTAGTACGATTTCGTCGTGTACGGGCACAATAAGTAGTTCAGTTAGATCTGCCTTGTCTAGTTTGATTAGGTTTGACTTAAACACTTCTGCAGCACCTCCTTGGATTAGGTAGTTAACCAGAGTATACACTCGGTCTTCGTCACAAGGTAAGCGACGTCCAGTCCAAGTATTTACGTAGCCCTGACCTTCTGCGCGTAGTCGGCGCATACCCACGTCTTCGACCTGCTTCTGGAACAGGGTCATGCCTGGGAATCGTAGGTCGAATGCGTCTGACACTGCCTGCATCTGATCCTTGGCTACACCAGCAGTAACGGCTTGCTTTTCTACACCTGCTCCATAGAGACGACCGTAGACCACGCCCTTGATAAGTCCACGACGCTTGTCTGACTTCTGCATTGTTGGGTCTTGATAGATCTCGCGGCCGATCTCGGTGAACGGGTCAGAGCCAGTAGCGTCAGCTAAGTTAAATAGGCTGATTAGGTTTGGATCCTTAGATAGCGATGCGAACATACGGAACTCAACCTGGTCAAGGTCCGAGGTGATGATTACGTGGTCGTCATCTTTAGGCAAGAACGCGCGGCGCACTGTGTCGTCTCCCTTTGGAAGAGTCTGTAGGGCTGGGTTCTGGATGGACATGCGACCGGTGCGGGCACCCATTGTCTTTACAGATGGGTGTACAAAACCATTTACATTGTCATTAATGAAGTTCTTGAAATATGTGTTGGCTAGTTTGTCAGCTTTTCTCTGTTTGAGCACAACGTCAGCCAGCTGCTTGATTTCTGCGTTACCCTCTTGTAGGAAGATTT